AGGGGGTGGGGTATGTATATACGTAAGTAATTCGGAATATTCTGGTAATTTTACAAGAAGTTTAAAAGGGAGACCAGTAAGATGTTTGTGAATCTTCACTCGCGTGAAGTTATTGTTACAGGTTACTTACAGGTATTACCAAACAAGGACCACACCAGTCTCCCTGTGTAGTATTTTAACAGAAATCTGTATAATGTATAGTTTAAAATACGTATTATTTACTTGTAGACTGTGTAGTGTATTTTCGAACATAGCGGACATATATGGAAAATTTTTGAATTTTTTTCTTTCAAGAGTCCTTGGGTACTGACGTTGTGGTAATCCCAGTCCATCTATAAGATGCAGTCAGCTTTTTGCCGTCCGATAGCTCTTACCTGTAACTCTATAGTCAAAAAAAACTATTTGTTGTGGATAGTATAAACATAATGCTAGAATAAAACAAGTTATTTACAGGAGGATAAAATGTTTACATTTGAAACACAACATGCAATAGGCAAATTAGGCGAACACCTTATTAGACGACATTACGAGAGTTTGAAGAATGATGAAGGTGGGAATAAATTTATTTGTCGAGATGCAAAGTTTGACGAACAAATGAAAGGTGCTGATTTATTTATTGTCAATGATGAATTAGGTACAAGGTATGTAGAAGTAAAAACTGATACCAAAATGAATGATACAGATAACTTTGCACTTGAAATAATGATTGTACAAGAAGATGGTACAAAAAAGATTGGTGCAGTTATGAAAACTTTTCCTGACTATCTTTTCTATTGGCAACACCCAACTGCATTAGTTTATTGGTGGAAACCAGAAGAATTAGTACCACACATTCTTGAATGGTTAACACAAGATATCTACCAGATAGTAAGGTCAGAAAATAAAAATTTTTTTTCACGGAGTCTACTCGTGCCTAAAGAGGTTATGATGAAGACAGGAGTTGTACACGAAATGACAGTAAGTTATCACGTATTAGAAGATACATTAGCAAATGCATAATGAAGGTATGGATAGACCAGGATTTATGTACAGGAGACGGACTATGCGAAGAGATATGTCCAGAAGTTTTTATTGGAAAAGATGATGGTCTATATTACGTCAAAGAGGGCGACAAGATTTTTTCAGAAGAAGACGGTAATGTTGGCGGTGCAGAAGGTATAGCTTTAGTTCCTAAAGGTCAGGAAGAAGCAGTAATTGAATCTGCAGAGGAATGTCCAGGCGAATGCATTATGATAGAACCATGAGTAAAAATAAATGTAGAACTTTTTTACATCCAAACGGATATACAAATGTAAGTATATGCGATTGTAAATATGGAAGTGAACACCATGAAAAAAGTAACAAAATGCAAAACCTGTAATCAAGATTTTAAAATAAAAGGTGGATATAGAATATGTGGTAATCTAGGTTGTGTGAAGTATAATCAAAGATACGGAGGGAGATATGAAAATGCCAGGCAAGAAAAAAAAGAAAAGAATGCCTAAAAGAGGATACTAAAGTATCCATTATGTAAGGAGGTGGACATGTCCATAAAAAATCAACCAAATATATTTAGAACACCAGAAGATTTAAAATCATGGGCTATAGACTTACAAGAAGCATGTGGGTCAAAACTTATAAATAAAAAACCTAATATATCTAAAGTAGATACGTTGATAGATAAGTTTGTTTCTGATTATAATACAAACATGGAAAATATTAAGGAAGAATAATGGCAAAGAAAAAACCTGCAAGAAAACCCTTGAATGCAAAAACAAAAGCTACATTACAAAAGAAGGCTGCAAAGTCAAAATACACTTATGGACAGCTCGCAAGAGTTTATAGGCGTGGACAAGGAGCATATCTATCATCAGGTTCTAAATCAGCTTCCATGGCTGCTTGGGCTATGGGGAGAGTTAATAGTTTTATTAGGGGTGGTCATTCTCAAGATAATGACATAAAGAGAGGCAGCAGTGCCAAGAAAAAAAAGTAAGAGAAAGGTCAAATATGAGAAAGGTGTACCTGCTAAGTATTTACAGAATAAAAGAAATTCTAAAGCGTCTGTGGCACGTGAAATTCGAAGTACAGCTAAGGCTTATAAGGAAGGACGATATATAGATTTGAAAGCTGTACAGAAATCAAGAGCTACTAAAAAAAGGAAAAAAAGATAATGGCTAAAACTGTAAGCTGGATGTGGAAGGGTAAAAGATACTATGGTACTCTTATTAGAGAAACTAAGACCCATAAGTTTGCAAGAACTAAAAATGGTAAGATAAAAAAAATTAGGAAGAAGAAATGAAAGTAAAAGGTGTTGACGTATCAAAGTTAACTAAAAGACAGCAACAAACATTAAAAAGACATGCTAAACATCATACAAAAAAACATATGCAGTTTATGGTAAATAGTATGAAAAGAGGTTCTACATTTACAAAAGCACATAAAGCTGCACAAAAAAAGGTTGGTAGATAATGCCAAAAGGTAAAAAAGGATATTCTAAAGCACAGAAAAAAATTGCAAGAGTTGCACCACCTTTTGATAAAATTACTGGAGCTGACTTTAAAAAACTTAGAAAAAAACCTAAAAGACAACCAAAAAAATAATGGCACATAATACAGCTAGAAAAAAAAATCTTTTAAAAAAACATAATCTTAAAGGAGTTAATAAACCTAAAAGAACTCCTAAACATCCTACGAAATCACATATTGTTTTAGCACAAGATGGTCATCAACTTAAATTAATTAGATTTGGTCAACAGGGAGTATCTACTGCAGGTAAAAAACAAGATGCAAGGTCGAAAGCAAGGAGAAAGTCTTTTAAAGCTAGACACGCAAAAAATATCAAAAAAGGTAAAATGTCTGCAGCATACTGGGCTAATAAGGTTAAATGGTAAATGTTGTATGTATAGCAGACGATTGTAATAATTCTTTACCACCAAACGCTACAAAGTATTGTTCTAAAAAATGTTATAGAAGAATATCTATGCGTATCAAAAGAGCAAAAGACAAAGGTGAAGAATATACACTACCTATCAAAGATGTAAATCAACCACAAGCTGCAACAGTAAGACGTGGACAGTATTACGAAAAATTTATTAATGAAGGTTATGCAGTAGAACTTCTTAATGGAAAGATAACAAGACAAGAAGTTGCTGCAGGTTTAGGATGTACAGTTGGTAATGTAGCAAGACTTATGGCTGCATATCGTGAAGATATAGAAATAGAAGCAGCTACACAAAACTGGGAACTATCTGATGATGCAAAGCAATCATTAAAAGAGTTCAAAGGTTTTAGAGATAGATACTTTCTTACAGAACTAGGTGTACCTTTTGAAACAGCAGACTTTCACAATAAGTGGATTAAGTCTATAAATAAAGCATTACTTAATGGTGGACAACAAATGATATTGTCACCACCAAGACATGGAAAGACAGAACTACTTATACACTTTGTAGTTTGGCTTATATGTAGAAATCCAAACATAAGAATACTTTGGATAGGTGGTAATGAAGATATTGCAAAAAACTCTGTATCTTCTGTTTTAGATACTTTAGAGAACAATGAAGGACTTAAAGAAGATTTTTGTGGACCTAATGGTTCATTTAAACCAGCTACAAGAACTGGTAAATCTTGGTCACAAAATGGCTTTACAGTATCTACAAGGACTGTTTCAGGTATAAAATCACCTACAATGGTTGGTTTAGGTAGAGGTGGTAAGATTCTATCAAGAGACTGTGACATAATTATTGCAGATGACATTGAAGACTTTTCATCAACTATGCAACCTGCATCAAGAAAAAACACTAAAAACTGGTGGACTACAACATTAGGTTCTAGAAAAGAAGAACATACCGCAATGGTTGTAATTGGCTCAAGACAACACCCTGATGATTTATATTCAGCATTATTAGAAAATGAAGCATGGGAAACAATAGTTGAAGAAGCACATGACTCTATGTGTGTAATACCAGAGTTTGATGAAGATGACCATAAAGATTGTATGTTGTGGGAAGATAAACGTAGTTTTAGATGGCTTATGAATAGAAAAAGAGATGCACAAACTACTGGTGGTGTACAAAGATTTGAGATGGTATATCTTAATAAAGCACAAGCAAAAGGTTTATCTTTGTTTAATCCAGAAGTTATAAAAGAATGTTATGACCATAATGTTGATTTAGGTAATATACCGCAATCTGCATACCTTGTTGCAGGACTTGACCCTGCTGCTACAGGATATCAAGCAGGATTTTTATGGGCTGTAGAAACATCTGTTGATGATATTAAGTTACAAATGGTTGATATGGAGAATCAACAAGGTGGAGGTCTTGAAGAAGCACGTAACCTTATTAAAAAATGGTTTGATATGTACAACTGTTATCATTGGGTAATAGAAGAAAATGGTTTTCAAAAAGCTATTCGCCAAGATGAAACTACAAAACAGTTTGCAAATATGCATGGAATAAAGTTAGAAGGACATGAAACTCATAAAAACAAATGGGATGAGAGATTTGGAGTTACAGCTTTAGCACCAATGTTTGCAGAACATAAAATTGTTTTACCTTTTAGTTCACCAGAAGCACAATCTAAGAGTATTGCATATACAAAACAACTTTCATATTTTGCTTCAAAAGGCAATAAAAACTCTTATAAAAGTGATATAGTTATGGCAAGCTGGTTTCCAATGAAAGTTATTAGAAACTTGCAAAAACTAACATACGCAGATATGGGATTAGATTACACTCCTAGTTATGAGGGTTACAATATGTTAGACTTAAATGATATACCATGGAGTTAATGTGACGCCTGACCAGATTATAGATAGAGCAACTAATCTTAAAAAGATGCATGATGATTCTCTTATAGATAGAAGTAGATTCAGAAACATTCTTAATGGTGGTGAAAATGGAATAAGAGATTTATTAGGTCCAGGAATGGATGGTATGGATTCTTATACATTACCAGCACCAAACTTATTATTATCTGCTTTAGATAGACTTGCACAAAAAATTGGTAAAGTACCTACACTTGATGTTCATATTACAAATGCAAGAGATAGTCAAAGAAATAAAGGTAAAAAAGATAAATTAGAAAGAATCGTTACTGCATTTGATAAAATGCAAAGATTAGATTTACAACTTCCACAAGTGGCTAGATGGCTTCCTGGATATGGATTTGCAGTATGGGTTATTACATCTAAACCAGATGCAAATGGAAACATGTATCCGTGTGCAGAACTTCGTAATCCTTATGATTGTTTTCCTGGATATTATGGAAATATGCAAGAACCACAAGAACTTGCAATTATTCAAAAAGTTCCTGTAAAGAACTTAATACAGATGTATCCAGAACTTAAATCATATTTTGAAACAGATAACAAAGATAAACAAGAAGAGTCTTATAACATTTCATATCAAGGTTATGGAGAAAGTGGTAGTTGGGAAAATTCAAATGAAAGTGGTGAGGTAATACTTGAATATATGAATTTAGAAGGAACTTACATATTACATCCTGCTTCAAGAAAAATATTAGATTTTGTTCCTAATCCATTACAATCTGGTCCAGCATTTGTTGTTGCTAAAAGATTTAGTTTTGATAAATTACAAGGGCAATTTGACCAAGTCATAGGACTTATGGCTTCTATGGCAAAGATAAATATTTTATCTGTAATAGCTATGGAAGATGCAGTATTTACAGAAACAAACATTATTGGAGAGCTAGAGTCAGGACAGTATAGAAAAGGTAGAAACTCTATAAACTATTTGTCTCCTGGTTCACAAGTAGTAAAACCTGTAAACAATTTACCATATCAACTCTTTGAATCTGTAGGTAGATTAGAAAGACAACTTAGAGTTGTAGCTGGATATCCTGTACAAGATGATGCTATATCTCCAAACTCTTTTGTTACAGGTAGAGGACTTGAAGAATTAGAAGCTGGTGTTGGTGCAATGGTTTCTGAGTATCACACAATATTAGAAAATGCTTTACAAGAAGTTGATTCTAAAAGATTAGAGCTAGACCAAAAATTATTTGGAAGACAAAGAAAACCTATTAGTGGTACATACAAAGGTGCATCATTTGCTGAAAACTATACTCCTGCAACTGATATAGACAGTAACTTTGTTACTAAAAGAAAGTATGGAGCTATGGCTTCTTTTGATGCTCCAAATAAAATTATTACTGGTTTGCAGTTATTACAAGCTGGAATAATTGATAAAGAAACTATGCAACAAGAAATGGATGGTTTAGAAAATCTTACACAGATAAATGAAAGAATTGTAAAACAAAAAACAGAAGATATTTTATATTCTATGTTGCTACAACAATCACAACAAGGTGATAAAGGTGCAATGATGGCTGTTGTAGAAATATATAATAATCCAAAAAACATGGGTAATATATTAGAAAAGTACTTTACAACACAAGGTGAAGAACCTAGTCCTGAAGAACAACAAGTCTTGCAACAGGCTCAAGCTCCTCAGCAACAAGGACCACCAAATCTTGCAGCATTGTTAGGAGGAGCTATTGGTTAATGATGAAAACTTTACATTTGCACAAATTATTGCAAATAACTACACGGTAGAAGAACAACCTATGTGGGAAATGTATGAAGATGCATTTAATGAAGGACTAATGAGTCAACAACAAAAACCTAATTTTATTATTGATGCAATAACTATTGCGTTTATACCACAGTTAGGAAGAATTGATTTACTTGTTGTTCCAGAAGATTTTGATTATGGAGATTTAAATGACAAGATATAGTCCACAAACTAATAAAGCACAGTTTGAATC